GAAAGATGGTCAGTATGAAGCTATGCTTCGTTCTTTACCAGAAGTAGAAAGAAAAAGATTATTAGATGGGGATTGGGAAGTTGCAGAAGGTGCGGCTTTCCCAGAATTTGCTAGAGCTTTACATGTTATTGAACCTTTTGAAATACCTATAGGATGGCAAAGATTTCGTTCAGCAGATTATGGATATGCGTCACCATCTTGTGTTTTATGGGGAACTGTAGACTTTGATGGTAATATTTATATTTATCGTGAACTATATGGAGAAGGGTATACAGGTGAGAGATTAGCTCACATGATACTAGAAATGGAAAGAACTGACCCTCCCATGGCTATGTCAATACTAGATACTAGTTGTTGGAATAGAACAGGTCTAGGGCCTAGTATAGCTGAAACTATGATTAGAAATGGTGTTCGTTGGTTGCCTGCTGATAGAGATAGAATATCTGGTAAAGTAGAAGTTCATCGAAGATTAGAAATAAATGAAAGAACAGCAGAGCCTAAATTAAAAATATTTGCTACTTGTACAAATTTAATTAGAACATTATCAAGTATACCAACATCTAAAATAAATCCAGAAGATGTTGATACAAAAGCTGATGACCATGCTTATGATGCATTACGATATATGATTATGACTAGACAATCTAATCAACCAACACTAAATAAATCTTTAAATAGAATAAAAGAAAGAGTGTCATACGAGCCGGTTGATACAACATTTGGATATTAATGACAGAACAAGAATTTACAGAATTATTTAATAAAGCTTATAAAGATTTGATTAGTACATTTAATCAATCTACGTTAAGAAGAACTACTACATCAAAAGCGGCAAAAAATATTTTATTAGGATTAAATAATAGAATAGATAAATACAAAAGTAATCCTAATTTAGATGCTAGACAATTAACTCAATTAAATAATATGATTGAGGAAGTAAAGACTGGATACATAAATAAAGTAAATAAACAAAGCACATTAATTGATAGAGAAAAAAATAAAGCTTTTAAATTAAAATTAAAAGAAGATACAGTAAGAGCAAATATAGAAAAATCTATATCACCTAATATAAAAAAAATACCTACTACCTCATCATCAACAATGGTAGGAGGTTTAATAGAATCATTAGGTGGATTTACAAAAGCTAAAAAAACTGGAACTAAAATAGTAACTTATGATGCTATGAAAGCACAAGCAGATAAAGTTAATTTTAATTTAAAAGGATATAAGTTATTTGAGAATGCGGCTTACAATGCAAAAATACATGGTGTATCTGGTACTATTCAAGAAATAGATGAAGCTGTTAAAAATAAAAAAATAGATGTATCTGAAGCTAACAAAATAAAATCAGCTTTAAAAGACAAAGGTGTATCAGCTAAACTAAGTCAAATAGGAGATGTTGACCAAGTAAAAGAATTTAATAAACCGCAATTTCAAAAAGCTTTTAAAAGTTTTCTTTCTAGTGCATTCAGTAAGTATATGAAAGTTGTGCCAGTAGTAGGTACTCCTTTTATGTTACGAGATATGAAAAAACAGTACGATGAAATAATGGAAGAAAGTAAAAAACCTATACAGCCTTTAACGTATAGGAGTGGGGGTAAAGTTAAAAGAACTAAACCTAAAACAAAACCTTACGCTATGGGAGGTAAAGTCTATAGCAACTCAGTGCGAAAGCCAAACTATTAATAGGAGATAGATATGCCGGGTAACAATTATAACTTTGGAAAAGACTATATTATGAAGCAGAGTGAGCTAAAAATGGGTGAACCAGATGCTCCTCTAACTCGTATGCCTTTAGAATTTTCAACAGAAATTAAAGAGGGCGATGAGAATCCATTAAATCAGCCATTTCCAAAAGGTAAATCAAAATCAGCTAACTTAGATTCGTCTATTTTAAATTCAGATAAAGACAAAGATTATTAAAAACAAGGATAAATTATGGCAGAAGAAGAGCAAGGCATAGACCAAGCTTCAACTGTTCCTGCGGAAGAACTACCCGGAGTAATAGGGTATATTTCCTCAAAGTACAACGAATCAAAAACTTCTAGACAGACGCATGAGCAACGATGGTTGCGTGCGTATAAAAATTATAGAGGAGTTTATGATAGTACAACTCAGTTTAGAGATAATGAAAAAAGTAAAGTCTTTATAAAGATTACTAAAACAAAAACACTAGCGGCCTATGGTCAGATAGTTGATGTTTTATTTGCTAATAAAAAATTTCCAATAACAGTTGAGCCAACACCTGTGCCAGAAGGTATAGCAGAATTTATGCATCAACCTGTTCCGGGAGAAGAACAGCTTTCATCACCTATAGGTTTTAATGGTGATGGTAAAGTATTAGAACCCGGTGCACTTGAGGCTACTGCTCCTATGGACAGATTAGGCGGATTAAGTGAAAATTATGAAGGTGCTACACTTTTAGAAGGAGCAGGTAGATTACCAAATCAACCTCAAATATCTCCTGCAAAAGAGACAGCACTTAAATTAGAAAAACTTATTCATGACCAATTATTAGATAATAATGCAGTAAATACTTTACGACACGCTATTTTTGAGTCTGTTTTATTAGGAACTGGTATTGTAAAAGGCCCATTAAATTACAATAAAACTGTACATCAATGGACACAAGATAAAACTTACATGCCTTATGAAAAACAGGTACCAAAAATAGAAGCAGTATCTTGTTGGGATTTTTTTCCAGACCCTGCCGCTACAAGTTTATCAGATTCTGATTATGTAATACAAAGACATAAATTTACTCGCTCACAGATGCGTGATTTAAAAAATATGCCTTTCTTTGACGAAGACGCTATTGAAGATTGTCTATCAATGGGTGGTAATTATACAACTGAATATTATGAAGATATTATTCAAACCTATGATAAACAAGCATATGGAGAAGGTTATACATCTGATAGATACGAAGTATTAGAATACTGGGGTATAATGGATAGAGCGTTCCTAGAAGAAATAGGAACTGATATACCAGACGATTTAAGTCATTTAGAAGAATTACAAGTAAATGTTTGGATTGGTAATGCTCATGTACTTCGTGTAGCTATTAATCCTTTTACTCCACAAAGAATACCATATCACGCTCTACCATATGAAATAAACCCATATCAAATGTTTGGTGTAGGTGTTCCAGAAAATATGGAAGATGCACAATTACTTATGAATGGTCATGTAAGAATGGCTATTGATAACCTAGCTTTAGCAGGTAACTTAGTATTTGATGTTGATGAAGCATCATTAGTTCCGGGTCAAAATATGGATATATTTCCGGGAAAAATCTTTAGACGACAATCTGGTGTCACAGGAACCGCAATAAATGGATTAAAATTTCCTAATACTGCACCAGAAAATCTACAGATGTATATGCAAGCAAGACAACTTGCAGATGAAGAAACAGGTATACCTTCTGTTATGCATGGTCAAACAGGTGTATCTGGAACAGGAAGAACAGCATCTGGCTTATCAATGTTAATGGGTGGAGCTAATCTTTCTATAAAAACAGTAATGAAAAATATAGATGACTATCTGTTGAAACCACTTGGTGAAGCAATGTTTCAATGGAATATGCAATTTAATACCAACAATCCAGAGATTGTAGGAGACTTAGAAATAAAACCTAGAGGAGTGGCTAGTGTAATGCAAAAAGAAGTTAGGTCACAAAGACTAACTTCATTGTTACAAACAGTTGCTAACCCAATGTTAGCACCATTTATTAAAATTCCTAACCTAATAAGAGAGTTAGCTATATCACAAGATATAGACCCAGACACTTTAGTAAATGATATAAATGATGCGGCTATTTTTGCCGAAATGTTGAAAGGTTTAAATGCAGGACAACAACAAGAAAACACTGGAGAAACTCAAGGGCCTAGTCAACAGCAACCAATGGGAACACCTCAAGGAACACCTCCAAACGGAAGTGGACAAGACCCATCGGGCGTTGGTAATGGCACAATCGGAACAGGAAATGTTCCGTTGCCAGGGGAAAGCAATTTTACTGGGCCAACTTCTTAGGCTCAGAGATGATGTTAACGCAGTAGAAAAGTAAAGGGAGACATGTCAGTAGATAATACAGCACAAACACAAAATTTTACATTTATGGATATTTATAATACTGGTGGTAGAACTGGTAACGTAAATATTGAAAAGCTTTCAACAGAGGAAGATAAAGATGACCAAGGTGTTATAAAGTCAGACCTTGTATCAGTTCCTACAGGAAGTGGTGTTGCAGATTTAAGTGCAGAAGCACAAATGGATAAACTTTTAAAAAGGGATGCAACCACTGGAGAGCTATATGTAGATGATTTTGGTATGGCGGCTGATATATATCAAAATGAAACTAGAATGTTATCTAATTTAAGAGATTATGATACAAACAAGGGTGTATCATCTTCTAGTGGCAAACAATTTTTTTCTAATAATAATAATGACCCACAAAACTTTTTTGCAAAAAATGTAGGGTCAGTTTCAACTGGTGCTATAAATTTAGCAGATATTTATAGTAAACCGGGTGGTGGAGGCCCTTTAGGTGCTTTTGTTACTGGTATGACAGGTGCTATTTTAGGCGGAGGTTTTCCATTAGGTATGGCGGCATCGTGGATGGCTTACGGATTTGCACAAGAAAAAGATAAAAATAATTTTATAAAAGAATTAAACGGCGGTATAAAAAACTTTTTAGGCACACAAAAAATGGTTATGGGAGATGGTTCTGAAATAGCGTATAACTATGGCCCGGGAAATAAAAAAACAGCA